AACTCGTTAGATATTCTGACAGATATAGATGCAGATAAAATTATTAAAAAAATAAAAGAATATGAAATTAAAACCGACCCCAAAGACCAGTACGAAGAAATGCGAAGAAACGGAATGTTTGAATGTTAGCATTTACAAGAATCATAGTAGAGCATTTTGTTACACTATATGGAATGGAGATAATTTTCTAGGAGAAGTTATTGAGGATGACATCATGAAACTGCTAGGTAGTGAAGTTAAAAAATTCTATTCTGACAGTAAAGTTAACTTTTTAGTACCTATAAATCTAATTAAAAATTTAGTTAATAAACCAAAATATTATTAAAATGAAAAATGATTATGAGAAGGTAAGAAGCTCAAGAAATGAACTTGAGGCTATCTTAAGAATAAGAGGAATTTCCAAACAAAGATTTGGAAGGATACTAAACATTAAAGGCTCAACCATTGAGAAGTATTTAGACAATCCTTATCACTTAAGGTATTATCAAATGCAAAGGATAGCTCAATTTTTAAATGTTAATGTTAAAGACATTATAGATATAATAGAGATTGATTTAAAAGATGGCATGATAACTGTAGAAGGAGAGGATAATTATGTGGGAGTAGAATCATTAACAGGTAAAAACCATGAATAGATATAAATTAGAGTTAACTGACGAAAGACACTACACAATTAAATCTGAAATATCATCAAGGTATAATTTAGGGTGGAGTGCTATAGAGTCAAGAAGCAGAAAAAGAGTTATTATAGATGCTAGAAGGCTTTATTGTGGTATATTGAGAAATGTTTTTGGATTAACTTTTCACCAAATAGGAGAAATGCTTAATAAAAACCACGCAACAATAGTTCATAGTATTAAAATTCACGATAACTTTGTGAAGATTTTAAAATCATATAAAAAGAATTATGAAGAAATAGAATCTATGTTTTATTTAAATGAAAATTATTATGAACACGAAGTTCTCTCAGTTGAAAGAAAAATGGATACACTATCCAAAAGGCTTAATTGCCTAATAGAAAAGAAAAACGAATATAAATTAAAAATTAAAAAACAAAATCATGGCAGACAAGAATTATGTAGTAAGTAGTATCAAAAAGGTAACTACGCAGTATGGAGATTTGTTTAACGCAAGTTTCAAGATGGAAGAATTACAAAAGATGGCTAAACGAGGATGGGTAAACATCACTATAGCAGAAAGGAGAGAACCTTCAGAGAAAGGAGCAACTCACTATGCTTATGAGAATACCTATGAGCCACCTAAAGAGGTATCTTCAGATAAGGTTAAGGAGGAGGATGACTTACCTTTCTAAATAATATAGGGGGGGAACTAACTACTCCCCCTTATATTCTAACTATTAACTAATTAAATAAAACACAATGGCAAAGAGAATGACAGACACAGACAAATGGAAGAAAGGCTTTATAAGAAGCTTACCATCTAAATATAAATTATTTTGGCTATACATCTTAGATGATTGTAACCATGCAGGTATATGGGAAACTGATTTTGAAGTTGCATCAATAAGAATTGGAAGCAAGATAACAGAAGTAGAAGCTCACAAGGCTTTAGCTGCTCAGGTAAAAGTTTTTGATGGCGGTAACAAATGGTTCATACCAAAGTTTATTGACTTTCAATACGGAACTCTTAACGAGAACTCAAGAGTACATCAATCAGTTATAAATCTTTTAGATAAGTATGATGTATATAATATAGAAGGGATTAGCCCTGTTGATGTTGCAGGATTTGAGGGTGAAATAAAGAAGCCTGTTATAAAAAGATTTGTAGAGCCTACAGTAGATGAAGTGTATGAATACTGCCAAGATAGAAATAATAAAGTAGATTGCGATAAGTTTCATAACTATTACATTAGCAATGGGTGGATGGTCGGAAGGAATAAGATGAGGGATTGGAAGGGTGCGGTTAGGCATTGGGAATCAAACACTCCTAAAGACAAGACAGGCAGAAAAGAATTAACTAATAAAGATTATAATAAATTTTAAAATGGAATATAAACTAATAGACAATATTGAAATAGATGGAATAGACACTAAAGATTATCCTGACTTCTGTGATGCTTATATAGTAAGTGCTGACTATGATGGTGTGCCAATGACTGAAGAACAGTTAGATGAAATCAATGATGACGGACAATTTCAATACGAATGTATAATGAACTACTTATATTAAGCCATGAGAACACTAGAAGAAACATTAAAGAACGCAACGCATATAAAGGTAAGAGATTATCAGAGGTATAGCTTTGGTACTTATGAGGAGTGTTTATCTTTGTTTAAGGAAGCGTTTATGTTAGTAGACAAAACGGTTGAGAAATATCAGCATCTACCTGAATACGACACTATTGCTCATTGGCTATCTGACACTAAAGGTAAGGGATTGTTTTTGATAGGGAACTGTGGTAGAGGCAAGTCAATAATTATCACAGGTGTTCTTCCATTAATCTTTAACGCTAAGAAAGGAAAGATACTTAAGCCTATCCCTGCTCGTAAGCTTCATAAAATCACTGAGTACTCTAGCCCATTCATTGTTATAGATGACATTGGTACTGAGGAGATAATAAATGACTATGGAACTAAGATAGATGCAGTAGAAAATGCTATCTTTGAGGCTGAAGATGATTTAAAATTATTATTATTGACATCTAATTTAGATGCATCAGCCATCAAGCAGAGGTACGGAGAGAGAATATATGATAGGATTAAAAGATTATGTTTGGTGGTTTTTATGAGGGGAGAAAGTTTAAGAAAATAAATAAAATATGATTAAAATTATAATAGTAGTTGTAGTGTTAGTGTTGTTATTAGAGATACCACTAATTAAAAATAGAATTAAAGAGCTTGACTTTAAATTTAAAAGCAATAAGAAATGGAAGCGAGAAAAGGATGAGTCAGATGAAGGACAGTAGAATACCGCACTATTACATAGGTAGTAATGGATATGAAGCAAGGAAGGTTGTATCAGGATTTGATTTATCCTATAATATCGGTACTGCCACGACATATTTGCTCCGTTGTGAGAGGAAGCACTCATCTCCTGTTGAGTGTATTAAGAAAGCAATAGCTCACTTAGAGTTTGAGTTAGAGAAAATTGAAGAATTAAAACAATAGATATGAGTTATTTAACACACTTAAAGAGAGCCGAACATTGCAACACCTGCAGATGGGTGGTTAAGTTTGATTCAAAAGAATTAGTAAGAGAGGTTAAGTTAGTTTATAAACCATCAGAGTACAGTAAGGTTAACGCTAAGAGATATGGTAATAAAGCCAGGAAGCTTCATAATAGAGAGCAGTTAATTTCTGTTTTAGAATCTGATAAAAAAAAGAGAAGTGTCTAGCCCTATCTATAGGGTTATCATAGAGTATGGATACCGTAAGAAAAACTCGGTAAGGAAGTATCAGTTTAAAATAATTGATACATTTGCTTTAACTGATAATGTAGAGCTGATAAAGAAAGATGAAGGAGTAATGGAAAAGATAATTACGAGAATTAAATCAAAGCATAAGGATTTAGATATTATATTTAAAAGCATCTATGTTGAGGGTCAATATGGAAACACAACTTATTAAAAATTATTATTATGGTAGTTATATTATTTGTTACTCTTAGTTTTTATTGCATCTATCTTAACTTAAGAGTAAGGGAAATTCAAGAGGAATTGACCGAGCTGAATATTGATTTAGATACTATAGAGATTAAGGTTTACAACAAGATGATGGATGTGCGTACAGAAATCAAAGGATTAATTAAATCAAAGAAAGTTGAGAAATCAAGAAGAAGAAGTACAAAAAGGAGTCGTAAAATATCTCCAACTAAAATATCCTAAAGCGAAGTATTGTGCTAGCTTAGGAGGCATAAGAACCTCATTCAAGCAAGCTGTTAAGGCTAAGGCTACAGGATATGTAAAAGGATTCCCTGACCTACAAATCTGTGTTCCTGTGGAGAGGGGGGTACAGGGGGATGGGGGGGGTACCCCTAGGGGGGGGGTGTATCATGGATTATTCCTTGAAATAAAAAAGGATAAGAAATCCTACCCAACTAAAGAGCAGAAAGAATGGATAGCATACTTAAACGAACAGGGGTATTGTGCCAGGGTTACTAAAGGACTTGATGAGAGCCTTCAAGTGATAGATGATTACTTTAATAAAAATATATGAGTGTAAGCATATATGAAAGAAAAGACCGAAGAGGTGGTGGCTATTCAAAGCGTAAGTTCACATTTGAAGAAGCTCAGATGGTTAGGCTAGAATACGAAACAGGAACATTTACACAAGTACAGTTAGCTATTAAGTATAGTGTAAGCCAATCAATCATAAATAAGATACTCAGATATAAAACATATATAAAACTCTAAAGAGAAGGCGACTTCATAACGCTTGTTTTAGTTAGTTAAAGAATAGTCAATGGGTTCGGAAATCCTGTTGGCTATTTTTTATACGAAAATTATGAGAGTATGTTGCATTAGTAATCAACTATTATACAAGTACAAACTACCCTTGAAACTGC